ACCTAAAAAGGGTGGAGGTTATCAAGCATGTGGTAGACCATCTTCTGGAATGTCATCAAGAGAATACCAAAGAAAGTACCCTAAATGTGTTCCTTCTAGGGTAGCATCTTCAATGTCAGATTCTCAAAAAAGGAGTGCGGTTAGCCGTAAGCGTAAAGCAGAATCTAAAGTTGCACGTGATGGCAAGAAGCCTATAATGGTGAGCACATTTAAAAAAAGTAATGAAGGATTAGCAGACAGATTTATATACGATGAGTGAAGTAGAAAAATACAACAAAGATTATAGTGCAAAAGACGCTATGACTGACCCAATGGATGGTCGTAAAAAGAAGAAGAAGAAAAAACTTCCATTTGCTAAAAGATTACAAAATATGGTTTTTGACGAAGTCAGTTTAGTAGGACGACCAGCTAATGAGTTAGCAACAGTCGTTCTTCACAAATCTGGCGAAAGTGAATTTGCAGGTGTTGAGGAAGTTGATACAATTTCCTTAAACAATCAAGATAACATAGAAGAAGGAGAAAATATCATTATGAGTGAAAACTTAAATGAAGAAAACTTGTCAACTATGCTTGAAGAAACTCCAGAAGAGATACGTTCATACGTATCGAAACTGGAAGATACTGTTACTGCTTTAGAGGCAACAGCCGAAGAGCAAGACAGTAAAATCTCCGAGCTAGAAAAAGCATTCTCTGACATTTCCGTTGAGGAAGTAGATGAAGAAGAAGCTATTCTTAAATCGGCAGACCCAGTAATACAGGAACTTGTAGCTAAAGCACAAGCTGATGCAGATAATGCAATGGCTATCGCTGAAGCTGAAAAGGAAGCTAGACTTTCTAAAGAGTATTCTGATAAAGCTGGAACATTCAGTAACTTACCAATGGAACAAGAAGCATTAGCTTCTCTATTGAAAAAAGTTGCTGAAACTTTGGAAGATGAAGAATTTTCTGCATTAGAAGAAATGCTTAACGGTGTTGATTCTACAATCGGAAAATCTTCACTTTTCGCTGAAGTTGGTTCATCTAGTGAATCTGACTCAAATGGCGAAATCGAAGCTGTAGCTAAGTCTTTAATGACTGAAGGTACAACTTACGAACAAGCTTATGAGAAAGCATTATTAGATAACCCAGAATTGTATCAAAGATATCTCGAAGGAAAGGTGAGTTAATTATGGCGTTTGAAACTCCATTATACGTACTATCTTTCACCGCTGGAGAAGATTTGTCCGCTAAACAGTTTCAATTTGTAACAATGGAAGCTGATGGTCAAATTGATTTAGCAGATGCAGAAACAGACATTGTTTTAGGTGTATTGCAAAATAAACCTGAAGCAGGTCAGGCTGCAAAGGTAATGATATCAGGTGTATCAAAAGTAGAAGCAGATGAAACTCTTGCCGCAGGCAACTTGGTTCATTCTTCTGCTGATGGTCAGGCAGCTGTTTTCGCAGCTGGAACAGATACAACGAAGTATTCAGCTGGATTAGTAATCGAAGGTGCAGCAGCAGGGGAACTTGCAACTGTATTATTAGGTAATATTGGAAGGGGTGCATAATGGCAAATCCAACAGCATCAGATGTTCATGTTAATAAGCCACTTACTAACATATCGGTTGCGTACATGCAAAAAGCTGAAAAGTATATTGCAGGTACTGTATTCCCAATTATTCCTGTACAAAAACAATCCGACAGATACTTCAAGTACAACAAAGGCGACTGGTTTCGTACCGAGGCAGACCTAAGGGCTCCTGGTTCGGAATCTAAAGGGGTTGGTTATACAATCGACAACACACCTACATACTATGCAGATGTGTATGCGGTTCACAAAGATGTGGATGACCAAACTAAAGCTAACGCCGACAGTCCTATTAACATGGACAAAGACGCAACAATGTTCGTCACAAATCAACTACTCCTTAAAAGAGAGAAGATTTGGACAAGCACTTATTTCACTACTGGTATCTGGGACACAGATAAAACAGGAGTGTCAGGGACACCTAACAGTTCCCAGATTAAGCAATGGGATGCGTCAGGTTCGACACCAATTCAAGACATACAGAATAATGCTATCGCTATGGCTAAGTCCACAGGGTACATGCCTAATGTTCTTGTAATTGGAGCTGAAGTTCTAAACTCCTTGCGTAATCATGCCGATATTCTTGACAGAATAAAATATACTCAAAGAGGTATTGTTTCGACAGACCTTCTTGCGTCCCTATTCGGTGTGGACAAAGTTGTGGTTGCAATGTCTATAGAAAACACTGCTGAAGAGCAAGCCTCTGATAGCATGGGTTTCGTTTTTGGTAAGAATGCATTATTAATGTATTCAAATCCAAATCCAGGACTAAATCAACCGTCTGCTGGATATCACTTTGCTTGGACTGGTTTCTCAGGTGCAGGTGGTGCAGGTGTTAGAATTAAAAGATTCCGTATGGAAGCAACCGAATCAGATAGAATTGAAGGTCAAATGGCTTTTGATTCCAAGCTAATAAGCTCTGATTTAGGTATCTTCTTTTCAGGATGTGTAGGTTAAAACTAACATGTCAGTACGATACTCAGCAGGTAAGTTAATCAAACTCGAAGGCAAATTATTTGACTTTGGGGAGGAACTTCCTGCTGAAATCGTAGAAACTTTTGTTAATTTACCAGCACTTGTTTCTGCTGGAGAAATAGTTATAGAAGAGATAGAAGAAGTAGAACAAGTTAAAGAGGAAAAGCCTAAGCCTAAGCCTAAACCACAGGCTAAAAAGAAAAGGGCTAAAAAAGAAGATGGAACTTTTAAAGCAGATGACCCATCTACTCCTGATGTTAATGAAGCATGGGAGCAAGTATCTGAGCCAGAAGTAGGCGAAGATGACTTGGACGTATAACGCATCAGTATCTACCGATAGAGATAAAATCCGACTACTAATCGGTGACACAGATACAAGCGACCAACTATTATCAGACGAAGAAATAGATTTCGTTTCGTCACAACAACCTAATGTTTATTATTCGGCAGCACAATGCTGTGAAACTATTGCAGGAAAATTTAGTAGAGATGTTTCCACTACATTAGAAGGCATGTCTATTGCTAAAAGACAAAGATTTGAAAACTACTTAAATATGGCTAATCAGCTAAGAACTATGGCTATGAGAGTAGCTCCTGCAAAACCATTTGCTGCTTCTATTGATAAACATGATAAAGAGAAATATTCTTATCATGACAATGATAGTTTGGTACAACCGAACTTTGAAATAGAAATGAATGACCACCCTGAAGGCGAAGGTAGGCGAGGAGAATTATACGACCCAGGTCAGAGGTAGTCTATGGATAGAGCAGTTAAATCCGTATTAAATCAAACTATAGACATACAAAAAACTTCTGGAAGTGGTTTAGATGATAGAGGTAACTCTACTGAATCATGGGCTACAACTTCAGCTGGTGTAAAAACTTATATTCGTGAAGTCAGAGATGATGAGAATAGAACTTTAAATTTTAATATAGAACGATACTTAGCTGTTGTTGAACCAGATACTGCTGTAGATGAATTTGATAGAATCAAATATGATACTAAATATTATAATGTTACTTCAGTAAGGTTAGTTAGAGATTTTGATGGTACTAATCATCATAAAAGAATAGAAATGCGAAGGAACACAACAGAATGAATAATTTTAAATTTGGTGGTGTGTTTGAAGTAACTGTAAACGAACCTGCTTTATTAAAAGCATTAGAAAATCAAAGAAACTATGTAAGTTTTTTAAGAAAAATTAGTAATAGATTAGCTAGAGAAGTCAGAAGATTTACACCTGTAGATACAGGAAGGTTAAGAGATTCAATATTACCATTAGACCCTGAAAAAGATGCTGGTTTAGTCGTGCAGTCTGGTCAAAGATATAAACCAAAATATGTTGCTGGTATAACTATTGGTGCTTCAACTCCAAAGAACAAAAGAGCTGATTTAGCACCTTATTGGTCTTTCGTAGAGTATGGAACAGGTATAAGAGGAGTGTTTACAGAAATTAAAAAACCAGTAGGAAATCCAAATAACTGGATATA